AAAAATGGAAATTATTTCTAATTAGATTGATTAATAGTAAATTGAAGGCGGTATAACGATGGCGGTGATTTCACTTTCCATAACCACAGATCCCAGCGGAGCGATAAAAGGCATTCGTCAATTTACTGGTGAAGTTGAGAAGCTTGATAAAAAAGGAACACGTGCCGCTCAAAGGTTTTCAGCAGGCTTTACTAAAGCAGGAACAAAGATAAAGAGAGCTGCTGAATTTGCTGGTACGGCTGTAAAACGATTTACTGTGATTGCTGGTGTAGGATTAGCTGCTGGTCTTGGGGTAACGATAAAAAGAACTGTAGATTTAGAAACATCAATGTTAAGTGTTAGAAAAACTACTGGTTTATCTGCAGCAGCTATAGACACTTTAAGAAAAGATTTTATCAATTTATCTACTGTCATACCAATATCAGCAAGAGAATTAGCAGAAATTGGTGCTGTAGCTGGCCAACTCGGTATTCAGAGTGCTCCTGATATTTTAAAGTTTACTGAGACTATTGCTAAAGTTGCTACAGTCACTAATTTTACAGCTGAAGAAGCTGCTGTATCATTGGCACGAATAGCAAATGTTTTTAAAATCCCTATAGCAGAAATAGAAAATTTAGCTGGAGTTATGAATGAATTAGAAAATACTACTACAGCCAAAGTTCCACAAATAGCATATTTTATGCGAAGATTAGGACCAGCATCTTTGCAGATAGGTTTAAGTGCTTCAGAAGTTGCAGGATTAAGTGCCACTTTGATAGATTTAGGATTTAGATCAGAGTTAGCTGGTACTGCTGTTAGTAATACATTTGCAAATATGATAAAAAAGGCAGATGTTTTTGGAAAACAAATGGGTTTAACTGCTGCAGAGTTTAGAAGTGCGATAGAAAAAGATGGAATAGGTACAATTCAAAAATGGTCTGAAGCCATTAGTAAACTGCCCGCTGACCAAGTTATTGCTCAATTTGAAGCAGTTGGGATTTCAGGCTCCAGAGCAAGATTAGTATTTAATGCTTTATCTAATAGCACTGAGTTAATGGCAAAAAATTTAAAAACTGCAAGCGATGAAGTAGAAAGAGGAACTTCTTTGCAAAAGGAATTTGATGTTTTTATTAGTGGTACTGCAAGTAAATTGAGATTATTAGGGAATAGATTAGGAAAAGCTGCATTTGAAATTGGAGATGTTTTGTTACCTGTTGTTAATGATTTAATTAAAACAGCAGGGGGAGATTTACAAAAAATATTGGATGGAGTAGCTGATAAGTTTACTAAAAATAAAGATGCAGTTAGAGAATTATTAGATAAAGGGTACATTCAATTTAAAGAAACAAGTAAAGGCATATTAAACGTAATGCGAGATTTAAAACAGCCTTTTTTAGATGTTGTAAGTATTATAGGAGATTTAGCTAAAATATTTTTAGAAAATGTTACTTTTTTTGGTGTTGGTGGATTATTAGGATCTATCTTTTTTGGTAAAATAGGGGCGGTTGGATTTTTAGCTGCTATAACTGCTACTGATAAGACTGTAAAATTTTTAGCAGAATCTTTAAATGGAGCTATTGATACTACTGACAGACTCAATGATCAAATCAAACTTCTTGAACAACAAATAAGAACTGGTACTAAATTAGAAGATGGTTTATTTGGATTCAGTAAAGTTGTTCCTGCATCAACTGAAGATTTGATTGCTATGGAGAAACAACTTGCTAATTTAAAAAAGACTGTAAAAGAAATTGATGAACCTATTAAAAAACCATTTGTAACTGTACAAACAGAAACTAAGAAAGTTCTTACTACATTAGAAGAAGCACAATTATTGATATTAAAATTAGGACAAAAGCAAGTTCCAAATTTTATAGTTTCTCAGTTAGAGATAACAAAAGTATTGAAAAAAGAAATAAGTATTAGGAGAAAACTACAATTGCAGGCTTTTGCTTTAGAAGAAGGAAAAATAAAAGAAATTCTAAAAACGCAAACTCTTGCAAATAAAACAAGGATAATCGGAATAAAAGATTTGACCAGAGTTGTCAAAGCACAAGAAAAGATTCAAATAGAAATCGTTAGAGATGCTGCTAATGAAAAATTATTAGAAATTGAAGCAGGTTCTCGAGCTGAAGCGTTGATTAAAGAAAATGCAGCAGAAGCAATTGTAAATATAGAAAGAGCTACAACAGAAAAATTAAGGGAACTTAAAAAAGAGGTCACACAAGAATCTGCTGCTCAATTACTAATACAAGTCAACGACGAAAATCTTACTGCTAAAGCAAGACAAGAGATTCATAATAAACTAAATAATATATTAGCTGAAGGTGAAGTAACTCGTCTTGATGCGTTTCGAATTGGTATTGCGAGTCAATTGTTATCTTTTAAATCTGTTAACCAACAAATAGCTGATTTTGGAATAGCTACTTATGGTGTTTTAAAAGATAGTTTTAAGAGTATTGTGACTGATGCATTAAAAGGAAATTTTAAAGATATTGGAAATTCATTTAAAACATTGATGCAACGAATGCTTGATCTTTTTATTGATGCACTTGCTCAAATGGCAGCACAAGCAGCAGCATCGGCAGTATTTAGACTTTTATTTCCTGGTGCATTGGGAGGTGGTCCTACTGGTGTATCTGGAGGTCAAGTTGGAGGAGGTGGAATCGGTAATCTAACCCAAATAGCTGGTCTTTTCGGTGGTAGTTCAGCAGGTGCTCCAGTAGCAGGATTCATTGGTCCGACAACTGCGGGAGGTTCTATTACCTCTGCAGGATTTGCAGGCACAGGTGCATCAGGGGGGGTGCTTCTTGGTGCTGGTGGAGCTGGGTTGATAGGTGGTCAAATTGGCAGTGCTTTAGGGGAAGAAGTTGTAGGTGGTCAAGCAGGAAGTACTATTGGAGGAATAGCTGGTGGTGCAGCAGCAGGTACGCTTGTTGCTCCTGGTATTGGAACTGTGATTGGAGGTATAGTGGGTGGACTTAGTAGTATATTTGCAGACGGAGGAATTATAAAAGAACCAACTATACTACTAGGGACAAAAACTGGGGGAGTAGGTTTGATGGCTGAACAAGGACCTGAAGCAATAGTTCCATTAGGAGGTGGAGGAGGTAAAGTTATAAATGTATTTGTAGAAAATTTATTCGCAAAAGATTTAAATTCAATAATAGATGAAGTGAATTCAGATAATCAAAATAGAAACATAGGAGATTTTAGATTGATGGTAGAAGAACAAAATACAGAAAATTTTAATCTCGTGAATTCTTAAGAGTTTCTTATGAAAAGAATAGCTTGGAATAAAGGTAAAAGGATGTCAGAAGAACAGAAACTAAAGATAAGCAATACATTAAAAAATAATAAGTACGAAATGGAACGTATTAGAAATCTTGGTAAAAAAAGAAAGGGTACTACGTTTACAGAAGAACAAAAATTAAAGTTAAAGCTTAATCGTTCAGATACGTCGGGTAAAAATAATTCTATGTTTGGTAAAAAACACTCAGAAGAAACTAAACTAAAGATGAGTAGAGATCGTTCTGGTTCAGGTAATGCAATGTATGGGAAACAGCATTCAGAAGAAACACGAAAGAAGATAAGTAATTCAATTGATACAAAAGGTAGTAAGAATCCAAGATGGTTGGGTGGAATTTCCTTTGAACCATACGGAATCGAGTTTAATAACACTTTAAAAGAACAAGTAAGAAAAAGAGATAAATATCTTTGTAGATTATGTAGTAAAAAACAAAAGAATAAGAAATTACATGTTCATCACATAGATTATAATAAACAAAATAATAATCCTGAAAATTTAATTAGTCTTTGTGTTACTTGTCATTTAAAAACTAATTTTGTTAGAATACATTGGACAGTTATTTTAAAATCTTTAAATAAACTCAATCATGACTTGAATTTTAATTATGAATCTATAAATTTAACAGGAGAAATGAATGGATAAACCTAAAAAAATTCTTATAAGCATCCCGATTGCTCCATACACAAGAATTGAGCCAGAACTTTTCATGTGGGTTTTGAAAAATGTAACGCATTATAATTTTATAGAACCAGGAAAATATATTTTAAATATAGATATAGTTGACGGAAAACCGATAGACAGTGTCAGAAACAAAGCTATGCATAGATTTTTAGAAAGTGATAATGATTATGTTTTAACAATAGATAGTGACATTGTTCCACCACAGAATTGTATAGATGAATTAGTTAGACATGACAAAGATATTGTCGGTGCTACTTGTTTCAGCTTTCAATATGGATATCCATTTGCGGTTATTTTAGATAAAGTAAATGGAGGCTATTCTAATGTAGATTGGCAAAAGAATAAAGATATAAGGTTGCAAGAATGTTCTGCTACTGGTGCTTCTTGTGTGTTAATAAAAAGAGAAGTTATAGTAAAGATGAAAGAGCATTTATTAAAAACTACAGGACGAACAATGTTTTATGAAAGTAAATATAATGAGAGAGGTGAAATATCTTGTGGTCAAGATTTTATCTTTTGTGATAATGCAATAGACATTGGTTATAAAATATATGTAGATAAAAATGTTCATTGTGACCATAAGGTTGATCGTATGTCATTAAAAAGAGTCAATGATCTTTTAGTTGAAGAACAAAATAAAAGGAATAATGGAAATTTAAAAATTGTAAAAAATATTGAGCACCAAAAGAAACTTGATGAAATTATTGAGAGAGTTTAGCTATGGGTTCAAGCGTCATACTTGCAAATAAAAATTTAGTAAAAGATAATGTTTTATCGTCTACATCTGAGTTTGATGAGTTTGTAGATCAACCAGTAAAGAGCACCAACAATACTGGATCATTAACACTAGTTAGTGCTGGTGCTTATTTTGGCACTACTGCCATGAACATAACTGTACAAATAAAGACTGCAGGCGATATAGGTGCATCAAAATTTATATTCTCTGATGACGGAGGTGCTACATTCTTTGGGTTAAATGCTGAACCTATTTTTGAAGATTTTGAGGTTGTAACAGTCAGAATTTAACCCAGAGTATATGACAAATGAGAAAAAACTTATTCTCCGCAGATTCAAATACAGATAGAATTTATCTTCATTCTGCTAACACTGGAACTATAATAAATTCGTTTTCAAGTCCAGTTACTAACCCACAGGGATTGGCATTTGTTAATCAAAGAGATATTGCTTTGATTAATACTTCTGGTATTGTCTTTCACATGAGTGGAGTTAGTAATACAGTACTGAACAGCTTTACTGTGCCAGGAACAAATGCTACTGGATTAACATTTGATGGTAGAAATTTAATTTCAGGTGATGCTACTACTCAAAGAATTTATAAATTTTCTGGGATGAGCCAGACAGTTATAGATTCTTTTTCTTCTATTTCAACCAACCCAACTGGACTTACTTTTGAAGGACAGAATTTAGTATCAGCAGATTCAGCAGCGGATAGAATTTATAGACATTCAGGATTTAGTACTACAGTGTTGACATCTTTTTCTTCTCCATCAACTACACCTGCAGGATTAGCATTTGATAGTAGAAATTTATTGCATGGCGATTCTAATACAGATAGGATTTATCAATTCTCAGGAATAAGTTCTACAATAACAACTTCATTTTCAAGTGTAAGCACAGTTCCAACTGGACTTGCTTTTGAATCTACTATTTCATCTATTGATTGTATTAAATTGAATAATGCTGATTTGTTAGCAGTTTATAATAAAAACCAAGGTGGGGCAAATTATGATGCTGTAGCAAAAAGATTTGATATATCAGCTGGAACATGGGGGAGTGAGGTTTCAATAGATGCTAACAATACAGGTTATACACACCCAGCAGTTGTACAGTTAGCTTCAAATGCTTCAATACCAAACAGAATCATATGTGCCTTTAGAGATAAAGCAGCAGGTACAATAAATATATTTAAATCAGATGATAATGGTGCTACTTTTGCAACTGTTACAACTATAACAGCTGATTTAGATGAGAATAATAAAATATCTTTAGCAAGATCAGGAAATAATATTTTAATATCTTACCATAGAGGTAGAATTTGTTATTCAAGAAAATCTACTGATAATGGCGGGACATGGGGGGCGGAGGTAACAATAAAGACAAGTGCTGTTCATTGTGATTTAAGTGTATTAGACACAGGAGCATTTATAGCTGCATATGAGCATCAAGATATAGCAACAAATAATTTTGGAAAGATTTATATTTCATCTTCTGCTGATGGATCGTCTTGGGGGTTAGCTTCTTCTTCTGTTATGTCTTCTGCTACTGAAGAATATTCAATGCCGACTACTACAATAGAAGATGGTGGATTGATTCATGTAGTTGCTCATGAAAATAAAAATAGAGATTTGAGAATAGTAAAATCAAGTGATAAAACAGGTACTGCTTGGGGGACAGTTCAACTAATGAATCCCTTACCAAATCAAGGACATACTATTTTAGCAACTGCAAACAGAGGATTCTATAATCCAACATTAGAAAGATTTGCAGGGACACTCCTTACTTTATTTGAAAGTTGGGACGGAGCTAATGGTCATTTATCTGCTATAAAGACTCATGCTTGGAGAAATGTTACAGAGTCTACTCCTTATAGAGATTGCTACTATCCAATATTAGGGTTGCCAGATAAAGTCACAAGTTTTGTTTTGACAACTGCTGCTGGAACAGGAGCGGAGTCAGGTGGGGTTTTAACTCTTACAACTACATCAAGTGTAGATAGTAGACTTTATAAAAGAACAATAAATAATGTAAGGACAACAAGTGGTGTTAAAGCAAGATTTAAAGTTGAAATAGATTCAGGTGGGTCAACAGCAACTGAGGCTTGTATATTTAGAGCACAACTATCTGACGGGACTAATCATATACAAACTACTTTAAGATTTTCAACGACAGCATTTTCTGTAATGGATGGAAATAAAACTGATGCTTGGGGAGCTTTACAATGGCAAGCAAGAACATGGAGTGAATTTTCAGATACAGTAGCTAAAAATGTTGTTCATGGCTTGACAGATGACCATGAGTTTTTATTAGCAATGAAAAATAGTGCTGTGTCTATTTGGTATAGGAATACACACGATAGAGGTATAAAGTGGATAAGTGCTGTTGAAGGAACAGAGATAAGTAAATCTGGTGTTGACACAGATAGTTTTTTAGAATTTGGGATTGTCAAAAATGCTGCAACTATGAAAGTTCATTCATTGGAGTTTGTAGAAAGTGAAGACGGGCTGTATGATGGATTTAGTAATCCTGATGATTTGGTACAAAGATTAACTGCTACAGGATCAAAACCACAATTCCTTAAAGATGGTGTAACAATAACATGGGGTGGTTCTGATGGAGTTGTTGATGATTTATGGACAATTGGTTCTGCATTTACTTTTCCAAAAGAAGATATGGTAACTGATAGTCCATCTGATTTAGTTAGAACAGAAGATGATGGATCAGAGCATGTTTATGTATTTGATGCTGGTGAAAATAAAATTTTTAATGTTGATCAAATTAATCTTGTAGGGATAAATTTTAGAACTGGCAAGTTTCAAATGAATGCAGCAGATTCTTGGGGTAGTCCTACAATTGATCAAGCATTTACAGTTAGATCAGAGGTAAGTGGTACTGTTACAGGTGTAACACAGAATACAGTAACTGATAGCTCATTAGCTTTAAAACTTAATCAATTGGCAAGACCAAACAGACCAATGTATTTAAGACCTACAAGTGGAACAGCAAGTGGGAAGACTTATAAAATAGAATCTAATAATGCCACAGAAATAAAAATAACTACTGCATCATTAACAACTGATGGTTTAGCTTCTTCAGATACTTTTGTAGTATTTGTAGATAGAGTATCTCAACAGATAGCTGATACAAGTTTAAGGTATGCGAGGTTGGTTATAGATGCTCAAGAAACTGCTGATGATTTTTATAAAATAGGCAAATTAGTATTCGGTAAGAAAATTGCTTTATCTAAAAACTTTAATGTTGGATATAAATTTTCTCAAGCACCAAATGTAGGGGTCAATACTTCCTCAAGAGGAGGACAAAAATTTAGTACAAAGAGAGGTGAAAGCAGACAAGCATTCCAACTTAATTTTACACATAAGACATCGGCATTTACAGATGAAATTGAGCAATTTTTAGAAGCTACAGATTGGGCTAACAATCCATTTGTATTTATTTTAGATGATGATGATCTTCAAAATTTTGTATTGGCAAGATTATCTAATGTTTATAATAAACAACATGTCATAACAAATATATTCAATATTAATAATTTAGTGCTGGAAGAAGAACTATGATCTCAGATAATAATTGGGTTGGGATAATAAAAGATTCAAAAGTAACAAAGCATCTTATTTTGAAAATGGAGATATCTGGTAAAGAACAATTGTTTGCTACCAGTAATCTTGAGGTTATAGATGCTACTACAACCTATAAAGTTGGGACAGTCACAGTTACTAATTTATCTAAATCATTAACATTTGTTGGTTCTTCTCTTTTAGGTAATGTTGAAGATGGTGGTTTATTTAGAATAACTTCCAACCCCAATGCTCCTTTTTATGAAACAAATGCTCCAACTACAAATACAGCATTAGCTTTAAAAACAGAATATTTAGAAGCAACAGAATCTGCTAAAACATATGAAGTATTAACTGATTTTGTAATAAAGAAATTTAAAGCTGGATTAGGATCAACTGGAAATATAGTTTCCTCTATTGATTTAGATACATTAACCAGTAGGATTTCCTCTATAAAGTTATCAATAGATGGTTCTCATGCTTTACAGAATTTAAGAACAACTTTTGTTTTGACTAATATGACAGCTGAGTTGGGGTTGTGGGTTGAAGGGATGCTTTACCAAGACAGACTACAACTTGGTGAAGGTGTTATACGAAACATATCATGGGGAGATACAGAAACTAATTTTACTTTTAATTTATTAGATTTAAGAAAGAATCTTGATAGAAAATTTCCTTCAGTAAGAATAACTTCTGAAAATTTTTCTGGAGCGAATGCTCAAGTTATAGGAAATTCTTATCCTGTATTATATGGTTCGGTTATAGATTCTCCATGTTTTTATATTGGACAACCTGATACAGATCATAGGTGGTTAGTGGCTGGACACGATATAAATGGTATTTCTACAGCAAGACACAATGGCTCAACTTTTTCTCCTTCAGATAGTGGTACAGCTACTGATGGAGATGGCAATACTTATTTCTTTATAGAATCAGCATCTGATTTTTCTACTGAAGCGGTAACAGTAGATGCTAATGGAACAAAAGATGGCTCATCTTTTTTTAGTAATGCAGGAGAAATAATAGAAGATATTGTAACAGATTTTAGTGGATTGGATTCAGGTCAAATAGATTCAGGAGCATTTGGTACAGCAAAGAATAAATTAGCAGGGTGGTCGTTAGCTTCAATATTCAATGGTGCTGGTAAAACAGAAGCTACTGTGTTTGATACTATCCAAAGAAGGCTTGCCCCACAATTGCCGATTGTCCCAGTATGGAGGAACGGGAAATATGGGATAATAGTAATTGATTTAGATAACCCAGTCCCAATTATTAAATTAAAAAGAAATAAAAACATTATAGCAAGATCAGGATTAGTAACTGAAACAGATGTTACAAAAGTAAAAAATTCTTTTGAAATAAATTATGGGTATAATCCAAGATTAGGACAATATACGAAATATAAAAAACTTGATAATACAGGATCAAGGCTTCTTCAAATATCGCAAGATAGATATGGTTTACTTGAAGCTCCTGTTTTAAATGCCAACGATATACAATCCAATACTACTGCTGATAGGTGGTTGGAATTTCAAGCAATTTTAAGATCAGAAACATTAATAATAATTACATATGATTGTACACATGAAGCATCAATAGTAGAAGAAGGCGATATGGTTTCTGTAACAGATGTTGATCAAAGTTGGACAGATAAATTTTTTATTTGTATACAAAGAAGTTTTAATTTAGAAAGTGTCAAGCTAACTTTAAGGGAGATTAGATGGACAGAATCTACATAAAAACTATTTAAAAGTTTATCAAAAACTTATATAATATTAATAGAGGGATGAACCCAAAGTTAAAAGACAGAACATTGTCTATTGGCTTTGGGTTTTTTTATTGGAGAAAATTATGGCATTAGATTCTGGAGCATTACCTAAAGGCACAGCAACAGATGTTGCATTAACTCAATTTAATCTTGTTACAAGTGCTATTAATAATGCTACTCCTTGGGGTATTCTTAATGGTGGTCATGGATTTAAAACGGCAAATTCAGGATTCAATGCTTTGAGTCCCACCGCAACAAAAGGTGATCTTGCTGTTTTTACTTCTTCAGGGATTAATGGTATTTTTCCTACCAGTTCAATTGATAATTTAAGAATTGTCACAGATTCGGGTACTCATTCAGGGTGGAAGCTAACTGCTGCTGGAGCTGGTGCTGTAAGTGAAACCAAATCTGATAAGACGGCTAATTTTAGTGCCGTATCTGGAAATAGATATTTTATGAGTGGATCAATTACAGCTGATCTTCCTGCTACTCCTTCTGATGGAAATAGAATTGCATTTGTAGATCCTCATGGTAATTGGGCAACAAGTAATGTATCTATTAATCCTAACGGAAAAACTATTTTACTTTCAACCAGTGTTTTAACAGGCGATGTAAGCGATGATTTTTTCGTATTAGAATACAATTTAAGCACAACTGATTGGAGGTTTTCAACATGACAAGTAGAAGTTCATTTATAAATCCAAGAAAAACAAGTGAGTGGCAATTAAATTCAAATTCAGATGTTTCAACAGTTGGAGATACTTATGAAACTGTTTATACTTTTGTGGGGGCAGGTTTACTTGTGGCTGTTTCGGCGGCGGCGTCTGTGGCAAATATAGTAAAAACACATTGGGAAATAACGGTAGATGGTGGAACGCTATATGAACTTGATATGGCTACACATTTCATAAAAGGTAGTGATGCAAGCACATGGTCCGAAGGTTCTAATATTGGTACGCAAAATTTTACAGTACCAGTTAATCAAGATTTTGGTACGTCAATTTTGGTAAGGGCAAAGAACGATACTGATACAGGTGTAATTGCTTGTAGTGTGTCCTCGTCAGAAGATATATAGTTTATGATAAAAACTAAACAGACAGTTGTTGTAATGGGTGGGTTTAAAGGTGGCACATCTTCTATTGCGGGGGCCTTGTCAATTATGGGGGTTCACATGGGGGATGAGATTACTCACAGAGGCGAATACGAAGATACTGATGTTATAGATGCCACAGTAGATGAAATAAAGGAGATCATAAAAAAGAGAAATGCAGAACATGAGGTTTGGGGTTGGAAATATTTTGCTTTGGATAGATATATAGAAAGTGTGAAGCATCATTTAATTAACCCTAAATATGTAATTGTCATTAGAGATGTTTATGCTACGGCATTGTCTCAATTGTCGAGGTGTAAAACGCCTCATTTTATTGCATTAACAAGGGCTGCAGATGAAGCATCATCTAACTATAGATTTATGATGAATAATATAAATTCAGCTAACTGTATTCCAATAAGTTTTGAGCATTTAATTAGGTCGCCTGAAACTGTAATCTGCGGTTTAGTTAAATCTTTAAATATAGATTTACCTCCAATATTAATACAGAAAGCAATAGATTTTATTCAAGTTGGAAATTATCAACATTTTGTGATTAGAGGTCAAAAGGCAAAATTATTACCATAAGAAAGGAGAGTCATGCCAATAACAGAAGAAGAAGTCGAATTGAAACCAAACTTTTATCAGATTCTAAAGGTTAAAACATGGACAGGTAAGGATGGCAAGGAACATATAAGAAAAACCGATAGTGGGGTTAAAAAAATAAATGGTGTCAGAATGGACAAATGGAAGAAGCATGACAAATCATGGCTTAATGTTGACCCTATTGCCGATGTGATATTTGGACAACCCATACCGGCAACATATAAAGTAACAACGGATGAAGAAGGTTTAAATATTGATACGGACTTTTCTGGCGATTTCCAATTAAAAATAGAAAATGAAACAAACCCTGGCAAATCGCTATTAATAAGAGCGACAGTAACAAATGGTATTGGAAACGTGACTATTCTTGGTTCAGAAATTAAGGAGGTAGGAAAATACAAATTTAATAATGGGAGTCTAAAACAAACTCAAATGAATGGTGAAATATCTTTTAACGTAACAACGAATTAAAAAATGAATAATTTAATCATACCTTTAAAACACTATAGTATACGACCTGTTGATATTTCTGTTGATGTGATGGTTATACATTATATATCGGCAATTAATTTAGATAAAGATAAATGGGATGATCTTGGTTTGATACTTGGTATATTTGGGCAATATAAGTTAAGTGCTCATTATTTAATAGAAAGGTCAGGAAGAATTATTGAAATGGTAGAACCTGCTTTGAAAGCATGGCATGCTGGGAGGTCTGAATACGGACAAAGACGCAATTGTAATGATTACTCAATAGGTGTAGAAATTGTTGGTGGTAGTTTTGTAGATTTTAAATCTATACAATATGATTCTTTAAATAAATTAACAAACGATTTAAAAAGAGATTACCCTATAAAAAATATAGTAGGGCATGAAGATATAGCATTACCAAAAGGTAGAAAAAAAGATCCTGGGAAAAGATTTGATTGGGATAGAATACCTAAAATCATTTAACGTTAAAAATGAGTACAATATAAATGATGAAAATATTAATTACAATACTAATATCAATTATGCTTATTGGCTGTCGTACTACAGAAACAAAACAGATAAGTGTATCTGAAGATTTGGATTTAAAAGCTATCAATGAAATATCGAAAGACCCAAATTCAGAATTTAAAAATAAAAAATTCAGTAAAGAAAAATATCAAAAATTTTTAAATAAAGAATTAAAAGATATAGAAAAATATTTAGCAGGAAGAACTGATTTACACCCTATTTTAAGAGCTTGTTATGTTAAACAAGTTCATGCTTTTTTAGAATATCATACATTTAAAGATGCTGGGCTATTGTATACGAGAGAAAATCAGGAAGTTATTTGGAAGATAACTGATAAAGGCTTAATGATATTATTTTATAAATATACTGTTGTTTTTAAATGGGGTGAATGTTTAGAGCAGAAACTTCAAGAACAATGGAAAGATGTAAAGGTTACTTATAAATGAAAAGAAGAAAATTAAATCTTTATATAGAATGGCCACCTGAATTTTAATGGAGGAATTAAAATGGATAATTTATTTACACAGTACCCAATGGCGTGGGCTATGGTAGGGGGATTGATGGGGATGATAGTTCATATCCTAAAGAAGAAAGTTAAAGGAGAATCAGCATCAGCTATAGTTGATTATTTTACAGATAACATGAGATACACCATAACAGCTTTAATAGGCATGGTTGTATCAGTTTTTATGATATATGATCCAAACCTTATTTGGTACAAAGCTATGTTGGTCGGGATTCTTGCTGGTTACGGTAGTGATTCTGCTTTTAACAAAGATAAAGATGTAGCATGAATAAAAAAGAAAGACGAAAAGTCGGCAGTAAAAAACGTAGAATGATGCGTAAGAGGAAGAAAAAATGAATAAATTAAAAGTTGTAGGATGGAGCATACTCCTTATTATTATTGGTATAATTTTTTCTCAAAATTCAGTACTGAGAAAAAAAGCAGCACGGTCAAAAGCAAAAGCAGAAAAGACAAAACACAAAGCAAGATTAAAAACTATGACAGAGGCTGTAACAAGTCTGGATGGTCAGATAAAGATTGCCAACAAACAAAAGACTAAAAATAAAGCTACATTAAAAATCCTGAAAGCAGACCACACAAAATTAAAGAAAAAGATTGCTGAGGATTATAAAAAGGTAGCTGTTGTCAATTCTGAAATAACCTCTTTGAATTCTGCTCTTGCTTATATGGATAGATTGAAAAAGAAGAAAGAGAAAAAATGAGCTATGAAGTTGACAAGAAGATTTCTGTAGTGAGAATGTTTATATATGCTGTGTTTATAGTTCTCATTTTGGGATTCTTTAAATTTGCTTTTGGTGAGGAAAAAGTAGTTACAGAAAAAGATTATATCTATGCTGTTGAAACAGTAGAGATGCAACAAAAGCAGATTGAAGATTTAAAAAATACATTGACCACTTTAAATGAAGCAAATGAAAATCTTTTGGAACAGATCAGGTTACACGAAGAAGATGTTAAGATAAATGAAGGAACGATAATTCCTAATTATAAAAAGATAGTTGCTCAACAAGATGATGCAATAAAGTTTTTAGATAAATTAGCAGATCGTTACCGTGAAGAAATTGTACAATTAGAAAGTAAAGGTACAAAAAATAAAATAGCAAAAGTCGGAACAGTAGCTGAACATACTGGGGCTGGTTGTCTTACAGGTAGCTTGTTTGCTGGGGTCGGTGTTGTTCCAGGATGTGCTATTGGTTTTGTTACAGGTTTAACAAAGAATTTTTTATCAGATATGTTTTAACTCTTACCATTTAGAAATTTTTCTAAAATTAATTCCAGTTGTTTTGAAGTTGATCTTTTTTCTTTGATAGCTTCATCCTCTAATTTTTTAACCAGCAGACCCTTTAAATAAAATGAATATGTTTTATACGTCTCATCTTTTTCAACTCTCCTCATAAAATTCTCCTTTCATTTTTATTATACTATATTATTTTTAAATTTTAAATTTTATTTTTAAATAAAAAATAATAGACTGTCCATATAAAACTAAGTTTTTTCACAAAAAATAGCTGTTTTTCTGCGTTTTTTTCACCTTGTAAGTGCTTGTTTCTATAGGAGTTATGAATAAAACGCAAGAAAAGTGAAAAAGGGCTCATTTTTTCCTGGCAATATAATAAAAAATAATATATATTATTATCAGGATGATAAATGATATTTACAATTTAATTATTTCAATTTTAATCACGGCAATTATTTTTTCAAACACAGTTGCCATGCCTACAAGGAGGCTCAAAGCGGTTCAACAGAATACGACATCTCAAGTGCAGACAACTATCGTAACTATGTAAACTGGATTTAAATTTTCAAAACATTCACTGAGGAATTGGGCACAATAAGCAGACGGAGCTAATTCAGTCTGCGATCCCCAGCAAACTGCGGATAACCAATTTAAAGATATCGGAACACTCGGGTATTCAAGTCAATAGCGCATCCTGACCAATGAGCGAAGAACTCAGGTCTTTTAGGACAGCACGAGCTTGAAGCGGTAGTGTCGTAGAGTTTTAAAAGGTTTTCGCTTTTACGGCTGACAAAAAAATCGACAAGCTATAAAGCGGAAGTGCAAACAATTAAATAGTAAATTTCCCGAGCCCACTGGTGCAAATCGGTGGGCAATCGAAAATTTATTATTAACTATTATATATAGGAGGATTTAATTTGGTAACAATGCAAAAGATGGTTCAGTAAAAGAACTTGCTAATCTTTTTGTAGTAAAAATAATTGATGATGAAAATTAAGCACTACCGAAATTTATAAACAACGGGGTCAACACATCAAAACCCTTTCGCCTACGAAAGAAAGAGAGGGTTTGAATGTGTTATCCAAATTAACTAAGGGAGGTGATTAAATGGAAAATGCTTTAAAAAACTGGAAAGAATATTGTAATAAATGTCGCAAGGAAATAACTGGTAAAGTTTACTACAAATATTTAACAGTTAATCAAGGCACAGAACAACAAGATGAAATTGATTTTTCTTTTTGTAAAAATTGTTATTCAAAAGTATAGTCAAAAATTATTTAAAGGAGGTGGTTATTAATGAAGAATGAAAAGTGTTGGAAGGAGAACGCACTGAAGACCTTGTCCTTGAGACAATGGCAGAACATGTTAAAGCTTCAAGTTGCAGTTCCGAATATTTGGACAAGATACGGTATTAAAAAATAATTTATTAATCTTTTAAAATTAAATTCATTTTTTATTAACTATTATATTAAGGAGAAACCTATGTACGCAAAACAATTGGAAGAGTTTTTAACAAATATGATAACAGCAAAGTTACCTGTACTTGTTAAAGGAAAACCTGGTGGCGGTAAAACATCTGTTATTAAACTGGTTGGAAAAAAACTCAAACAGAAAGTTAGAATTAAACATCCTGTAGTTGATGAACCTATCGACTATAAAGGCATGCCCTCAATTCAAGGTGAGATTGCAAAGTTCTTACCGTTTGGTGATCTTCACGAATTAATCCACACCAAAGAAGACATCATTTATTTCTTGGACGATTTGGGTCAGGCAAGTCCATCAGTTCAGGCGGCTTGTATGCAATTACTTTTAGAGAGACGAATTAATGGCCATGAAGTAAGTGACAAAGTTACTTTCATTGCTGCAACTAACAGACAGGTTGACCGAGCTGGTGTTTCAGGAATGCTGGAACCCGTTAAGTCAAGGTTCGTAACTATCGTTGAGTTAGAAACGAAACAGGATGATTGGATGGAGTGGGCAATTGAAAATAATATCTCCCCAATGCTAAGATCATTTTTTAACTTCCGCCCTAATCTGCTTCATGATTTCAAACCCACGGGTGATCTTGTAAATTCTCCCGCACCAAGAACCGCTCACAACATCGACAAGATGATGAAAGCTGGTATTCCTGAAGCGGTCTTTTATGAAGTCATCGCAGGTGCTGCAGGTGAAGGATTCGCAGCCGAGTTCAGTGCTTATGTCAAATTTCATAATGAGCTTCCTGACATAAAACAAATATTAACTAATCCTATGGAAGCTACCGTACCTGAGAACATAGGTGTTCAATACGCATTGTGCGGTAAGTTGGTTGAGGAAGCCACCAAGGCAAATGTCGGAAACATTATTAAGTATGTTGGCAGGCTTTCAAAAGAATTTGAAATCTTTTTAACCAGAGACATCGCAATATCAAAACCTGAATGTGCGAAAACAACTGCGTTCATTTCTTGGTTAGGAAAAAATGATAAGGTGATGATCTAAACTTTACTTTTTAAATCTTCTCAGGGAAGAGAAGAATTCATTAAACTTTTTATTAAGGAGAAACAAATGAGCTTAAAAGAAAATTCAATTTTAGTTAAATTAAAAGTCAGCCAGTGGACAGCAAGAAAGTATGACAGAAATATTTCAGATGAATTAACAACCAAACATAATGCTTCACATGATTATGCAAGGGTGAATAAAGTGCTGGTGGATATTCAGGAGATTAAAAAGATAACCAAAAGCGCAAATGAAATTCGTAATTTTCATAACACAAATACTTTACCGTGGATGCAAGATGGGATAGGAATTCTCCCCATAGCTAACCACAGTAAATACATTGAAGGTATGAGACAATTGAAAACTAAGTTTCAAGAACAAGTGGAAAGCTTTCAAAGACAGTATGAACATCTTGTTAGTACTGCGCAAGTGAAACTCGGTTCTATGTTTGATCCTTCAGATTATCCTTCATCTTCTTCAATCGCAGACAAGTTTAGTATTGATGTTGATATGTTTCCGATCCCTGATTCAAAAGATTTCAGGGTTGATCTTGATGAAGATATTATTAATGATATGAAAAAAAATCTGGAATCAAAAATTAAAGATGCTCAGGAGGAAGCAATGAAAGATTTGTGGAATCGTCTTTACGGTACAGTTACCCACATGGCAGAAAAATTAACTGACCCATCTTCCAGATTTAAAAATTCTTTGGTGGGTAATATTGACGACTTAGTAAAGCTTCTGCCGAAACTTAATGTAAGCAACGATCCTAATTTAGAAAACATGAGGAAAGAAGTTGCTAACAAGTTGTCTGCTTATGACCCAGAGGATTTGAGGACAGACAAAAAGGTAAGGTCACAGGCGGCACAGGAAGCGAAAGACATCGTGGACAAGATGAAAGGTTTCATGTAATAAATAGTATAATAATAGAGGGTCTTAATAAGACCCTCTAAATAAATTAATCTTTTTAAAGGAGTGGTAAACATGACTGCGAAAGATAAAATTATGAAAGCCAGAATCAATTTGATTTTGACGCAACCATTTTTTGGTTCTTTAATTATGAAGTTAAATATAATTGAAGATTCTTCTTGTCCTACTGCTTGGACAGATGGTAAGTCAATGGGCTATAATCCTAAATGGATTGATAGTTTAACATTGGATGAAACAACTGGGGTCACTGCACATGAAGTTTTACACTGCGTGTACGATCACATCGGAAGACGTAATGGTAGAAACGCAAGGCAATGGAATAAAGCTTGTGATTATCAAATCAATTTAGTTCTCCTTAGTATCAAAGATAAAGAAAATCGTCAGGTATTTTATCTTCCTAAAGGTGGATTGGTTGACGATCAGTATGCAGACCTTTCTTCAGATATAATTTATACTATGTTGCCTAAAGAAGAAGATGAAGGTGGAAACGGAAAAGGACCTGCGGGTCAACCTGGAGATGTAAATGGTGAAGGTAATGATCCTGGTGAGTGCGGTGAAGTTAGAGATTCTGAAGACTCTACAGCAACTGCAGATGATTGGAAAACTGCTACACAGCAGGCGGCTAACACGGCAAAAAATCAAGGCAACCTTTCAGGTGAACTTGAAAAACTCGTTCATGAATTATTGAATCCTAAAGTTGACTGGAAGCAGTTGCTAAGAAGATTTGTTGAACAGTCTGCAAAGTCAGATTATTCTTGGACAGCTCCTAACAGAAGATACGTTGCGCACGGAATTTATCTCCCATCTTTAAAGTCTGATATGTTAGACTTGGTAATTGGGATTGACATTTCGACTTCGGTAACTCAAGAGGAGCTGAATCAATTCCTGACTGAAATAAAAGTTATCGGGAGAGAATTCAAAGCCAACATCACAGCTATAAGCTGTAACACTTCAGTTCAATCTGTAGAAACATTTAATGAGTATGATGAATTGGATGTGAAGATTGAAAGAGGTGGCGGTACAAGATTTTCACCTGTGTTTAAAAAAGTAGATGAGCTTGGTTTAACACCAAAGTGCTTAGTGTATCTTACTGATCTGGAATGTAGTGATTTCGGTGATACACCTGATTACCCAGTTCTTTGGATTAGTACAGGTTCTAAGTACGCAAACAAAGTTCCTTTTGGTGATGTAGTATCTATTAAAAATAAATTTTAATTAAACAGGAGGGGCTGAGTAAAATCAGCTCCTCTATTTTTAAGGGAGACACCAAAGGGAAGTTTTATCTTTTAACCATGCTTTTGAAGGGAGTGATATAAATGGAAAGAAGACAACCAACAATCAGATGTTGGGTTTGTGATGGAATAGTAAATATAAAATCTCAAACTTCTGTTGTAGGAAATCGGGGTAATTTAATAATTGCCAGACATGGTAGTTGTAGTGTAGGTTCTTACAAATGGATGAACAGTGAAATGGCAAAGGGAAGTGTGTTTTATAAATCTATTAAAGAACAGGAGGTGATTGCGTGAAGAAAACTAAACAATTAAAACGGCAGGAAGCTATGGAAAGGCAAAATGAGTATAATATATTAGATGTTGCTTCTAAAATAAAGAGAGCTAAAAGTAGACGTGGGGAATCTAAAAAAGAGCTTTCTAAATTAGTCAAGTTGTCATGAGGCGATTGGCGATAGAACATTACAAATGTGAAAGGTGTAGTTCAATAAGGGACATCCCACGAAAACTCTCAAAACAAAAACGAAGCGGACATCCAAAACATATGTACTGCTATAGTTGTAAACGTAAAAGTAAATTTAGAATGGAGGATTTCTAAATGATAGATTTAGTACAATTGTTTAATGCCGATTTGCAAAGGCACAAGTTTGATGAATATGGTCGGTGTAAAGATTGCGGTTGTCATCGTTCAGACGTTGAAGATGGTGATTTAAGAGATCAACTTTGCAATGCTGATAGAGAAAAGTTTAGTAATTTTGAAATGTCATATAGAGACTACGTTCTTTCAAAGGGAGAAAAATAATGAAAATATATAAATTTTCGCCAAAAGCCTTAGCAATAGAATTTGCGTATAATCCTCGTCTTGTAGATGAAATGCGAAAGTTTCCTATCAGAAGATGGGATAAACAATCTAAACTATGGCTGATACCAATTTGTGATGACAACATTGAAATGCTTAAAACGAATTCGGTATTTAAAAAATTCACTTGGGATGAAGAGGCTAAAAAAGTTGTTAGCAGTTATTCAACAAAAGATTTTAAGAAAATAACCGAACAGAAAAAATCCAATCTAAAAATTACGGGATTAAAAATGAAACTCTACCCTTATCAAATGATAGGGGTAGAGTTTATTGATACCACAAAGAGTTGCTTATTAGCTGATGAGATGGGGCTTGGTAAAACAGCGCAGGCATTGGCTTGGCTACAATTAAGAAGTAAAGTTAGACCCGTACTTGTTATATGCACTGCGACATTAAAATTAAATTGGGAAAGGGAAATAAACAAATGGATGTCAAAAAATAAATCTGTTTGTGTAGTGAACGCTGGAGAAGCTTGGGATGATTCAGAAATTATAATTATCAATTATGATATTGTCGATAGATACCTTGAAGATTTAAAGAAAATAAAATTTCAATGTATTATAATAGACGAATCAACATTGATTAAAAACAGCAAAGCTAAAAGAACTAAAGCGGTGGTAAAGTTAGCTAAGAAAATTCCTCATGTTATTTGTTTATCTGGCACGCCTTTTTTAAATAGACCAGTAGAGATGTTTAACACATTACAGCTTGTTAGTCCTTCAGAGTTCTCAAACTTTTGGCAATACGCTTTTAAATATTGCGATGCTAAAAAAGGATATTGGGGATGGGACTTCAGTGGTGCAAGCAACACAGATAAGTTGGCGGACAAACTTAAAAAGTCCGTAATGATTAGACGTGAGAAGAAAGATGTGTTAAAAGATTTACCTGCTAAGACAAGAGTACTGTTACCTCAAAATGTAGATTTAAAATCATACAAGATAGAGGAACGGTGCTTGGCTGATTGGATAAGACAAAATAAAATAACTGGGGATTCATCAGGCGGAGATCATCTTGTGAAAATAGAGAAGTTGAAACAGGCTGCGCTTGAAACAAAGTACAAAGAGTTTGTTGAGTGGATAAAAGATTTTATAGATATGACGGGGCAGAAGATAGTCCTGTTTGCTCATCACAGAGATTACATTAATAAATTATTAGTAGACTTAAAAAAATTTGATCCTGTTTCTATAGTAGGAGGTGATGCCATACAAAAAAGACAAGACTCAATTGATATGTTTCAGAATAAAAGAAGTCACAGGATTATCATTTGTTCTATGAAGGCGGCAGGGGTCGGGATAACTTTGACTGAAGCTAACACAGTTGCGTTCTTTGAACTCGGTTGGAATTATCAGGATCATGCTCAATGTGAAGATCGTTGTCATAGGATAGGTCAAAAGGATAATGTCACTGCTTATTACTTTATAGCCAAGGGAACTATTGAGGAGGACATCTATGAATTGCTGGAAAGTAAAAAGAAAGTATTTGATGATGTTATGCAGACTTCTAATTTGATTGATGTAAAGACAAAAGATTTAGGAAGTATCTACAAAGATTTGTTAAAGAAAATTGTCGACAAATATGAAAAATAAATTATATTTTAAAACACCAGATTTTTATTATATAATAAATTTTAACCTATTAATAAGGAGATAAACTTTATGTCTTTTGAAAAAAACAAAAGAAAAAATTATGCGTTGAATATAGTTTACAAAACAGTTTATATGTGGATTCCAAAGTTTCCTGACCATGTTGATTTAGATTTTTTAATAGACATCGGCAAAGAAACTTTATTAAAAACCAGAAAGCAATTCAATCCAGATAAAAAAGTAAAATTTAAAACCTACCTCATAACAAGTCTTAACAACAGATTCAAATCCGAATTAAATAGAACTCATAAGAAAAATAGTATCTATAATTTTAGTTCAATTGATGTAGATACATTACCAGATGAAAGCGGTCAGGGTGATCTTGATGTTGTTGCTAATATAGTATTTTTAACAAAGAGATTATCAAAAGAAAGTCTTGAGGTAATGGATTTAATATTAAAAGCTCCTGCTGAAATGATTAAGCTGGGGTATTCAAACAGACGATTTGCAATGAAGTCTATTTTGAAACATGCCAAAGTTTCTACCTGTGAATTTAACAGATTAAGACGTGAAGCTCTCCGAGTTTTAAAATAATTTTAAAATAATAGCTTCATCCACAAAAAAATTTCGTATAATATTTTTAGCTTTGCTTTTCAAAGTGAAAAATATTCCAAACCTACATATGAATTCTAAATATAAATTTATAATTATTTATTTTAGGAAGAAGTATGTCTAAAAGAATAAAAATTAGAAGTGGAATATATAAAAGAATTTTTATTCATTCATTAAGAGATAGGAATGGAAATTTAAAGAAAGCAACACCAACAAAATTAAATACGAAAACAGTATTTGCTCAGTACCAGGATTTAACATTAAAGGAGCTACAGATTAAGCAACATAGCTACAACCAGTGCTTTGATATTGTTCAGGAGATGTATCTGTACATATTGAAGCACTGGTATCGACAAAATAATTCTTTTGGTATTAGAAGATTTATAAACTCAAAGACGAATACCAAATATTTTGTTTCTCTTACCAATTACATTCTTCATTGGAAGCTTCATCAGGGTCGCCAGAGATTTACAGATTTTAAATATATAATAAAAGAATATTTTAATATCTGTTTTAGGGAAGGCGACCTTCCTCAATCCTCTTATTTTAAAAAGAATAGACCTTTACCAAACCAGCTTTTAACAGATAGGAGTTTACTTGAATGGGAAGGTCATTGGGATAAATACGACGAAGACCATGGGTATAATATTAAAGAAGGAAATGGATTATTTCAAAAACGGGTTGTTGAATTAACAAACAAAGAAAAAATGTGTAAGAAAAAATTTAGCTTTAAAGATTCTATTGAGTGTCATAATTATTGGGTACACAAGATAAATAAATCCAGAGAGAAGCTGAAGTATTCAAACCTTATGATGGAGATACAGGATTGGGAATATGATTGGGATATTAATGAATTGGTAACTATAAAAAAGAATTTAATAAAAGAAAGTAAACTTGAGGGGAGTTTTAATAAGATAATGATGATGCAGGTAAAAACTTTTTATAATAAAGTTAATGATGTAAAATCTGTTTTTGAAAAGTTTCCTCATTTATTACCTGAGACCGTAAAATTTTATATTAAATCTGATGCATTAATTTAATGGAAACCTTTACTAATTACATTCAAGATTCAACTTTACGAATTATGTTAATGGATACTGATTCATTAAAGATAATTCGTTCACTTGTATCTGCTGATATGTTTGATGGGGAGATAAGGAAAACCACTTGCCAGTCTATATATGATTATTATGATAAATATAAGCATAGTCCTACCGAAGAATTTATTGACTTCTTTTTTTCCAAATCGAAGATATTAAAGCTTAGTAAAATAAAACAGGATTTATATGAAAAGTATATTGGTAAACTTTATGATATGGAACCCAATAAAGAATATGTTTTGGGTAAGTTATCAGATTGTGTTCAGAAGGCTGCTATAGCGAAGGCAATTCTGGAGGCTGCTGAATTAGTTCGAAAAGGTGATTATGAAGATATAAAAGATATTATAATAGATGCTTGTCGAAATAGAGTTGATGGTCAAGAGGTTGGGGAAAGCTTTTGGGATTACCAATATCAAAAAGAGGACATGGATGTAGTGTGTAATTTTTCTATCCCAGAACTAAATACTTTGTTGGGCGGTTATGTAAGAGGGGAACTTTTTTTATGGCTTGCAGCAACTGGGGTGGGAAAATCATGGGCTATGATTGAAGGGGTAAAGAGTATTTTAAGGCGTGGTGGTTACGGAGTGTATTACACTCTTGAGATGTCAAAGAATAGAATACACCAAAGAATAGGAATGTCTTTATCTGGGTTGAGGCGGGATATTGACAAAGGTAAAAAATTAGAGGTTGTTTATTTGGATGGAACTATAGGAGATTTTAGTGACAGGGAAACTATTTCAAGTGGAAACAGTTTTCATTTTAGTAAGAAATTTTATCAGGCAAGGGGCGGGGAAATTTTAGTTAAGGAATTTGTAGAAGGTAAATGTACTGTTGATGATTTACATAATCATCTTAATTCACTTGAAGCCATAAAAGGTTTTGTCCCTGATATTATATTTGTAGATTACGCTGATTTGATTTCATCGGATAAGGATTATAAAAATCATCAGGATGAAATTGATCGGGTGTTCACTCAGTTAAGAGGATTGGCAAAAGAAAGAAACATAGCTGTTGTGTCGGCTTCGCAGGCAAACAGGCAAGCTTTTGACGCTTCAAAAGTTACGTTAAAAAACATATCGAAATCTATCGGGAAAGTTACTATCGCGGATATAATAATTGCCCTGTGCCAGACAGACGCAGAGGAAAAGGATGGAGTCATGCGATTATTTGGAGCGAAGGTTCGGGAAGGTAGAAAACATTTTGAGATAAGATTGAAGCAATGCTTTGCTATAGGTGGATTTGCTTTAGAAAGTGAATTTGTTGAGTAATTTTTATAGGAGGAAAAAATGGTTATGTATATCCGAGGAGTTAGTAATAGTGCCGCCAGTGCTTTTGAAGGGGAAGTTTGTATAAAGGATGTTATGTCTGTACCAAGAGTGGGGGATTTTATAAATATTATGTATTATAATAATAAGGAAGAAGACAATAAGGGCGTTTCCCATAAGCATAAAGTTATAGAAGTTATACATGATGTTTTTTATACTGAAGGAGCCTTTGATGAGGAGGATTCTATGGGAGATATTTATATTTATGTAGGTCGTGGAATTGAAATAGGTGATGAAACCTCTTTGGAGGAAACGATTGGCAATTGACCTTCAAGAAGTAATACAGGAATTTGATATTGAATCTTATCTTGATGAGATAGGAATTGATTATAAGGATTCAGGAAAGAATATTGGGAATGGTTCAATAGGGATTTGTTGTCCGTTGTGTGGTGATGATAATTATCATATGGGCATTAACATTGAAAAGAAATTTTACAACTGTTGGCGATGCGGGGATTATGATGAGAATGGCAGAGGAAGTTTATTTAAACTCATTTATTTGTTGGAGGGTTTAAATTCTAAAGAAGCATTTAAAAGGATAGTTGGATATTCCGTTTACGAAGCTGATTGGGAAGACAAAAACGTTTATGAAAGTCTGAAAAAGATAGAAGAAAGATGGAAAAGTACAGAGAATAAAAAACTTCTGGAAATTAATAGTAGGAAAAAATTGATTATAGAAGGGAGGTGTAAAAAGTTAGAAGAGTTAAATCCAAATTTACTGACAGACAATTCTTTCCTGTCTTATATAAAACAAAGAAATTTTACGATAGACCAATTGAACAGATGGGGCGTGAAGGCGTATATCTCAGGTAAATTCACAAGGAGATTGGTTTTTCCGTTATACAGTGACGGTAAAATAGTTAATTACACGGGAAGAGATGTGACAGGCAATGCCACGTTAAGATATCTGCATCTGGGTAATGATGAATCAATCATATCAATAAAATCTATTTTATACGGATTAGATTATGTTGAAGTTAAGCAAGACCAATTGGTGTTAGTTGAAGGGGTGCTTGATGCTATAAGAGTCGGTAAAGGTTTGGCGGTTGCCTCTATGGGCTTGGTTCTTTCTGAAAGACAAAAGGAACTTCTGTTTTTAAGGAATCCAAAGAAACTGTTCATTATGTTTGATTATAATGCTTGGATTGAAGCGGAAAAAATAAAAAAAGAATTAGGTGTTTTTATTGATAACATTACCGTTGTGAGGTTGCCTGATGGAAAAGACCCTGCGGATTTAAAAAAAAGTCAGCTTCATAACATTTTTAATGAGTATAATATTTGTGAGGAGGTAAGAGATGGAAGTTAGTGAAATAAAAAAATTGAATGAGGAATTAAGTCATAAACATGGTATAGAAGATCCATGCCCTTCATTTGGTGTGGGTTATTTGGAAAGTGATAAATGCTGCGCTCATTGTTGGGAGGATTGTGAAGCATACCATATTACCTGTAAAGATTTAACAAATGGAAAGGAGGTTACAATAACAAAAGTTAAAACAAAAATTATTAGAAAGGAGGAAAAGAAAATGGCAAAAACTACAGCAAAAAAGAAATCTAAAAAAAGTGCAAAAGGCGAAAAGAAAAGCGGAACCAAAACAAGAACTTTGAAGAGGTCAAGAGTTCAATAAAATATATTCTTATTTGGGTAATAAGACGATATGCTGAAGAACAAGGAACTTACATATGTCACACTTTTCAGTTCAGGGGGAGTTGGATGTTATGGCCACAAAATGTCAAATTAGAACCCTTTCTTTGTTTTCTGGAGCTGGTGGGCTAGATATAGGATTCCACCAGGCAGGCTTTGATATTTTAGCGTGTGTTGAAATTGAAAAAGTATTTTCGGAAACATTATCGCATCCATCAAACAATTTGAATGGAAAAGAAAATCAAAAAAAAGAGTTTATCCAAGAAATTTGGAATATGAGATTTGATTTAAGATCTTCTTATACAAACAGAACAATCGAAAAGGGATATTTTATGTCCTGTTATCCCTTTCCAAGAGGGTATGGGAAAATGAGTTCAACTATTTTAAATATTTAAGTGAGTGACTGTAATGGCATTTGACTATGGCAAGTTTGTATTGGAAATATACGGAGAGGCACACAGCGAAAGAGAAATCGATAATGGGAACTCTATTAATAAGCGTCTTTCCTTCCATGCCAATAACTGTTTAGATATTGTTGCAGAATATTGCTATAAACGTAAAGCAGTAACAACGGTACTTATAACTCTATTGACGTATAAAATAAAAAACGAATCTCAAGACGTAAGGTATCATCAGCAGCAACTTGCGGAGGGATTTTCCGGACGGACCATTGATACAGCATATATTACACCAGCACTGAAAAAAATCACCATGGATGGCAAGCATATTTTCCCTTACATGGTTGAGTCCGGTTGGCTCACTAGAAGCCTGGAACAGCCAGAACCATATAACCTCAGTTACCCTGGTAAAATATCACCTGAAAAACTAAAAAAAGCTTTCCTGCAAATTTTAAATGATATTAATGAAAAAGGAAAGAACCCCAAAGATTATCTCCTTGCGCTTTTTTGTAGAATAATATTGCAGATGGATCATATATTGTCATCAATAAAAAAAATCCCTTCGTTGGTTGCTTCTGAAGTAGAGCCAAGTATTAATATAATTATCTCGGCATTACAAAAGCATTTTTACTATAGTTATACAGATCATACACATGGTGCTGCTAGACTTCCAGTGCTTGCAATAGCGGCTATTTATGAGTGCTTGATGAAAGAGATTAATCGTTATCACAATAAAACAATGGAAATAGGAAGACATACAGGCCCTGACAAACATGCGGCTGGAGATATTGACATATTGGACGGAGAAGATAATATTGTTGAGTCTGTTGAGGTAAAACATGGACCAGGAAAAGAAATATCATTGCAGCTGGTAACGGACATTGTTGAAAGAAAAATTAAAAACAATCCTCAAATTAAAAGGTATTATGCGCTTTCTACTTCTGGGATTAAGAAAGATGAGATATTCAAAACAGCTCTGCATAAAGATGATTGGGTAAAATTTGTTATTCAAGATCATAAAGATTTTGTAAAAGCGGTATCGGTAATTCATTGGCTTTTCCCAGATCATGCAAATGTTGCTTTTTCTCCAGTTTTAAATATGTTTTCATGTAGACAATTAATGGGTTTAATGGGTGAGTATAATATTTTATACCCAGTTGTAAGTGTTCAATTACATAAGTTGGTAAATATGGAGTGAAAATATATTTTGCATTTGTTCATAGATTAACAAGGGCTAAAATGTTACGTGAAAATGATGCTAAAATATTAACGTCTTTTGTGGATTCTGGACGTGTTAATAAAAATGGTATAAGAAAATTAATAAAACTTTATTCGAAAGGAATTAAATGAAAACAGCTGATTTATTAGCATCATTAAATTTAGTAAGACCTGCTTTATCTATACCTTGGAATAGATATTGTGCCGAATGGATTATTGGAGGCTCAAATAAACCGTATTCTCCTATATTAACTCATTTTTGTTTTAATGATAAAAGAGTTGAAGCTTATAATGGTGAGCTCTATGTTGGAGCGGATACAGATGTGGATTTTGATTTGGCTGTGCCAGGAGATTTTTTGTACAGATTTGTTTCAACATTAAAAAAAGATATAAAATTTAAAACTAATAAAGATAATTTGGTGACTATTACTTCTGGGAAATCTGTTAATAAATTGCAGGGGTTGCCCGCAAAGGATTTTAATTGTCCTGTTATTGGTGAGAATGATAAGCCAACTACTACTTTAATTATAACAGAAAAATTTATTAAGGCTGTTAGAGATTTATTACCTTTTACTGGTGATGATCAATTATTTCCGCATTATATAGGTTTATTAGCTACTTCAGATTATATATATGCTACAAATGGTAGAATTATTTCAAGAGCCAAAATTAAATTAGATTTGAAATCTGATATTTTTATTCCTAAATCTTTTTGTATTGAGTTAATACGGTTGATTTCAGAATTAGAAACAATAGAAGTGTTTGATAATTTTATTACTGCTTATGGGACAAAAGGAAATAAGGTTGAGGTTATTCATTCTATTCCAGATGTTAAGTTTCCTGATTGTAAAGGTACGTTTACTTCATTTAAAAAACATTTAAAAACTGATGTTATAAATATAGTTGATGAATTCTTAGATTGTTTTGAAAGAATAAATTTAGTTAGCCAAGGATTGATAGACAAGAATTGCTCATTAAAATTTGATAAGGGTGGCGTTGAGTTCGATTTAGATAATAAATCGTTCAGTCATTTAAATGAGAAGGTAGAGGTTAAGGGTTGTAAAATAAAGGATGAAGTAGAAGTATTTATTCCATCATTATTTTCTTGTAGTAAAATTAGTGATAAATTTGGTGTTGTTGATTCTGGTAAGGCTAAAGTTTTGTATTTTATTGCGGAAGATTCTAAAATTGATATTCTTGTTAGTCTTGTAGGTTAAATGTCTTTTTTCCCTGTTAGAATTAAAAAATCGAAAAGCACTGGGTCAGTTTATGACTGCTCGGTTTGTAAGTTAGATAAGAACTGTAAGACTCCTGTAATGAAAGGATCGGGCAATTCTGAAGCTGACATTATGATTATTGGCGAAGCTCCTATGCGGGAGGAAGATAGACAAGGCAGACCTTTCCTTGGGAAATCTGGGGAGTTGTTAAGAAATACTTTAAAGAAATTTAAGATTAAAGCTGAAGATTGTTTTATAACTAACAGTGTAAGATGCAGACCAGAAAAAAATAGAACTCCTACTGCTAAAGAAATAAAATGCTGTTTTAAATTCCTTCAGGAAGATATTAAGCAAGTTCAACCAAAGATAATGGTTTTGTTAGGAGGGGTGGCTTGTAAGGCTATTTTAAATGAGAGTGCTGTTTCTAAATATAGTGGTTACCAATTATTGTCCACAGATTACAATTGCTATATAGTTCCTACCTATCATCCAACCAAAGTATTAAAAGATTATGAATATAAAACTATCTTTGAAAATGATTTATCGAAATTAAAAATTTTAAAGAATAAAGATTTAAAGTTAAATGATTTCACTAAAGGTAATACTGTATTAGAAGAGTTTGATGATGTTATTGATGTATTAAGAAGTATAAGAAAGGATAGTTTAAAATTTGCTTTAGATTGGGAAACATACCCATTGCGTCCATATAATGAAGATTCAGTTATTGTTAGTTGCGGGATAGCTATTGGGGCAAATGAATCATATACGTTTCTTATGGAAGGTAATTGGAGTGATGAGCAGTGGAAAGAATTAGTATTTGAGTTTGATGAATTGTTTAATTCTGATTGTCCTAAAGTATTTTTTAATTATAAGTTTGAAAAAGATTGGGCGGTCAACAGATTAGGAGTTGATATAACAGGTGACATTAGAGATATGATGTTGGTTTCTTATTTAGAAGATTCACGAAAAGGTACGAATAATCTTGAGTTTCAATCATTTGTTAATTTTGGGGTTGGTAAAATTAAAGAAGCTAATAAATATAAAAAAGATATGAGGAGGTGTCCTACAACATTATTACATGATTATCAGGGAAGAGATGCCCGATTAACTTTTGCATTAGAAGAATGCAAATGGATTTATATGGATACAGATGATAAACAATCTAAAATTTATTATGATTTATTACTTCCTGGGACAGATACTATACTTGATTCTGAAATAGAAGGTGTTCTAGTTGATAAATCTGTAGTGAAAGATATTAGGGGTAAATTAATTAGTAAACAGACAATAGCAATAAAAAATTTAAAAGATATTCTGAAAAGAAATGGAATTATTTTGACAGATATTAAGGATTTAAATTCACCAGATCAAATATCTAAAATTTTATTTAATGTGTTAAAATTGAAATCAATTAAGAAAACTGCTAAAGGTAAGAATAGTGTGGATAAGGAAGTATTAGAACATTATAAAAAAGAACCTTTCTGTGAATTTTTATTGGAGTATCGTGGGTTAGCGAAGTTGTTGTCGACTTATGTAGATGGGCTTGAAGATGTTCTTTATGATGATGGATTATTGCACCCAAGTTTTAATCTTCATCTTACTGGGACAGGTAGGTTGTCAGGTACGAATCCGAATATGCAAAATATTCCAAAGAGGAAAAATAGATTTATTCGGGGAATGTTTAATGCTCCTAAAGATCATTTGATTATGTCTTTTGATTATAGTGGTGCGGAAGTTAGGGGTATGGCTATGGAATCAAAGGACAGTACATTGATTAAATATATTAAAGAAAAATATGATATGCATCAGTTCTGGGCGGATAGAATAAAAGAATTAACTGGTAGGGAAACTACAAGACACGAAGGTAAAAATTCATTTGTGTTTCCTTCGTTTTATGGGGCTTCCTATAAATCAATTGCTGAGTCTTTAGATATTAAAGAAGATATATCTAAACAATTACAGGATGAGCTATTTAAAGAGTTCCCTGGAATGAAGAGATGGCAAGTGAAAGTTAAAAAATTTTATGATAAAAATGGTTATGTAGAATCATTATTTGGTCGGAAGAGATATGCTCCTTTGAGTTACAACCAAATTATAAATACTCCGATCCAATCATTGGCGGCAGATTTTACTTTAAAATCTTTAATTAAGTCCATAAAAAAAGGATATAGAATGTGCTGGACGATTCATGATGATAATTCTTTTTATATCCCAGATGACAAAGTAGAAAGTTCGTATAATGAGATAAAAGATATTATGACTAATTTAGATTTACCTTTTATAAATGTACCTTTAGAAGTTGATTGTTCTGTAGGAGAAAATTGGTTTGATATGGTTGATATTAATGAAATTTTAGGGGATTAAAAATATGTCTTATCACACAGCTTATAGACCTGATCATTTAGATGATTTTGTTGGTAACAGAGGAATAGTTGATAGTTTGAAAAAACAATTTGAGAATAAAGATTCTATAACATCTGCTTTTTTATTTTATGGTGAAGCTGGTACAGGGAAAACTACTTTAGGGAAGATAGTAGCAAAGATGCTTGGTAGTACTACTGTTGCGGATATAAATGCAGCTAATAATAGGGGTATAGATACTGTCCGACAAATTATTGAAGATTCAAAATATAGAAATTTTGATGGTTCCCCAAAAGTATTTATATTTGATGAATGTCATATGTTAACTAAGGAATCTCAGAATGCTTTATTAACAACGGTTGAGACTCCTACCGCTGGGTCACATTTTATTTTTTGTTCTACTGATCCACAAAAGATATTGAAGACTATAAGAAGTCGTTGTTATGAATATGAAGTGAAGCCATTACGATTTGCCGATATTAAAAAAGTTATTGAGAGGGTTATTAAGGAAGCTAATTTAAATATTTCAGATGAGATATTTAATTTAATAGTAGAAACATCTAATGGAATCCCAAGAGAAGCATTGACCAGATTAGGAATGTTAAACGGAGTTACAGATGTAGATGAAGCTATTGATCTTGTATATAAAGATTTATATGAATCTGAAGCTATAGAGTTGTGTAGATTAATAGTCAAAAGAGGTAAGTGGAAAAACATAGTTGAGATTTTTAAAGGTTTACCAAAGACGCAGGATTATGAAGCTTTAAAAGCTATTGTTATGGGATATCTGGGGAGTTGTTTATTGAATGTTAAAAATACTGATACTGATATTGAAAGATTTACAAAATTAATGGATACCTTTGTTGGACCTTTAGATTATGCTTGCCAGAGAAATGATTTTTTACTTCGATTAAGTATGGCTTATTTAGGTTAGTTAGTTTTAAAAATGAGTATAATAATATTGAAAGGAGAAGATGGAAGATTACACAAAATATTTGAAGATAGATAAAGATAATTTGGATGAGGAGTGTATTAATCAACCTGTGTTGTATGATGAATACGCTTCTCAGGTTCCCGATTTGATTCATGAAATGGAAATATGCAAAATCGAAATGGAGGAATTGAGAGCGGATTTGTATAAGGAAAATGTCACTAATGCGTTAAAGGCAGGTGATAAAAAACCAACTGAAAAAGCTATAGAAAATCAAATAATTTTAGATAAAAATTTTCAAACAGCACAAGATGATTATTATGAAGCGAAAAAGAAAGCAGAGAAATCAAGAGTAGTTAGGGATGCTTTCATGCAGAGAAAAGAAATGATAAGGGGTTTGATAGAATTGCATAATAGTACTTATTGGAGTCGGGCTGAAACAGAAGCTGAAAAATCTGGTAGAGAGTCACATAGTCATAAACGGTCAAAGAAAAAGAAAGGTAATTAATAATGGAGTATTTAAAATATATACCATATATAGTTTTAGCATTAATTATTATTTATATTGGTGCGAGATTGATTACTCGTGCTTATTTTAACAGTAAGATAGATTATGAAAAGGAGGAAAGGAATGGCTAAAAGAAGAAAGTTTTATGGGGCAAATCCTGAAAGCGTGAGGGCGGAGAATGTAAAAGATGGAGGAACTTTTTATTTGGATTTACCTGATGACATTGAATTATGGACACCTAAAGAGGGAGATAATTACATAAGGATTTTACCTTCTTGTGATAAAGATTTTAATATCTGGTGTCATATTTGGATACATTATAATCCTCAAAGCAAGAAATATTTTTTATGCCCAAAAGAGATGTCTCCAAAGAATTCTTCAGTAAGTCCTTGCCCAGTATGCGAAGAGTATGAAAATCTTAAGGATGCGGGAGAAGAGGATAAAGTATGTAATCAATTTAAACCTGGAGCAAAGACCTTGTTTTTCATTATTGATCGGGAGGATGAGAAAAAGGGAGTTCAACTTTATGCAGCGTCAAGATGGCAGGTGGCGGTAGATATTTTTGATCAGATGGAGGATAAGAGAAAAAACATTACTATTGATATTGCTAACATTGATAACGGGTATGATATTGTAGTGACAAAAGAGGGTAAAGGGATGCACACGAAGTATAAGGCTTTTGTAGAAAGAGAATCTTCAGAGATAGGATCTAATGAGTGGGAAGATCAGTTAGTATCTTTTGCTGATGTGCTTGCTGATGAGCCAACGTATGATACATTGAAGGCTGATTTTTTTGGTGGTGGAGTAGAAGAGGAAGAAGAGAAAGAGTCTGAAAGTCATTCAAGACAAGATGCAGATTCTGAAGAGCCAGAGGAAGACGTGCCAGATCATTCCCCTCCTACAAGAAGGAGTTCAAGACAAAGTAGAAGTAGTGAACCAGAAGATACAGAATCTGAAAAAGAGTCTGTTAGAGATAGATTGAAACGAAAGGTAAGGAGCGGAAGATAAATGAAAAAAGGAATAAAAGTAAAAAAGTCTAAACCAGAATTTGATTTTATCTCTTCCGGATGTGCTGTGTTGGATTGTACTTTAGGTGGGGGGTTTCCTTTAGGTAGAATTAGCAATGTGGTTGGCGATAAAAGTAGCGGGAAAACTCTGTTAGCGATGGAGGCTTGTGCTAATTTTGCTTTTAAATATCCTAAAGGACAAATTATTTATCATGAATCCGAATCAGCATTTAATTTTACTAATGCTGAAGCAATTGGAGTTCCTTTAGACAAGGTGCATTTTATTGAGAATGTATTTACTATTGGTGGTTTATTTACAAATTTATTAGATGTGGTTAAGAAAGAGTTACACAGACCTAAATTTTACGTTTTAGATTCTCTTGATGCTTTAGAATCTTCTGAAGAAATCAGGTGTGATTTTGATGAGTCAGGATTTCATGGAGCAAGAAGAGCAGAAAGGATGTCTTCTTTATTTAGGAAATTAACTTCAAATATTAATAAAAGTCAAACTCATTTTATGGTACTTTCTCAATTAAGAGATAAGATAGGGGCTATGTTTGGAGAAAAACAAAAACGATCAGGTGGGAGAGCAATGGATTTTTATGCCTCTCAAGTTCTTTGGTTACATGATACTGGAGGAATAGTTAAAACTAAAAGAGGAATTAAAAAGATAATAGGTAGAAGAGTTAGGGCGAGATGTAAGAAGAATAAGGTGGGGTTGCCTTTAAGAGAATGCGAATTTCCTATTTTGTATCGGTATGGTATCAATGATATAGAGGCATCAATAAATTATTTGTCTTCTGTTGACAATGGATTAGATGGTATTAAATTGCCAATGAAAAAAAATAAAGATAAAAAAATTGTTGATATTGATAAGGCTTTTGAAGTAATTAGTGGCGATGATAAATTGAGAGATTCTATTAATATTAGAACGATAGAAGTTTGGAATGATATTGAAGACAGTTTTATGCCGAGGAAAGGAAAATATAAAGGAGTCGAATTTTGATAACGGGGACAACTGGGTTTGTTGGGAGTTTTCTTGCTGAGTATATTTTAGCTTTAAATGAAGAACATATTGTTTATGGATTATGTAGATGGCGAAGTCCCAGAGATAATTTGAAGAATTGTATCAATGATAAAAATTTAAAGTTATTAGAAGGTGATTTATTATTGAATGTCGGGAGTATAATTTTTAAGGAGTAATAATAAATGATCCAATGTTTACAATGTGGACAGGAATTTATAAATGACGGTAGAAGATGCCCGAAGTGCGGTTTTTGCCACTCATGTGGGACGAAATATACCCTTTGAATAGTTTGTCCAAAATAGAGCCGTTTTTGTAAGGATAAAGGGGTGATATGAATGAATAAAGGTAATATTAGAGTATTAATAACAGGAATAACTGGATTTGTAGGAAGTCATTTAGCAGAACATATTTTAAATCTACAAGAAGAGCATGAGGTATATGGGCTTTGTAGATGGAGAAGTAATCGGGAAAATTTAAAAAGTTGTATTAATCAAATTAAATTAGTGGAAGGTGATTTATTAGATTTAGCTTCTTTAAAAATACTTGTAAGAAAGATTAAACCAGAAATTATTTTTCATCTTGCTGCACAATCTTATGTGAAAACTTCTTTTACCTCTCCAATAGATACTTTACAAAGAAATGTAATTGGAACTTGTAATTTGTTGGAGGCAGTCCGTTTTCGACACGCTATAGGAGAGATTGACCCTGTAATACAAATTGCTTCTTCATCAGAGGTGTATGGGGAAGTGTTAAAAGAAGACCAACCTACAAATGAGTTGACTCCATTAAAACCAGTATCTCCATACGCTGTTAGTAAGGTAGCTGAGGATATGTTGGGTTATCAATATCATCAAAGTTATGGAATTAAAATATTAAGGACAAGATTATTTAGCCATAGTGGAGCAAGGAGAGGAGATGTATTTGTCTTATCAGCTTTTGCAAAACAAATTGTTGGAATTGAATTAGGATTACTGAAGGAAATGAAAGTCGGGAATCTTTATTCAAGTAGAACTTTTATGGATGTTCGTGATGCTGTAAGAGCTTATTGGTTATTAGTAACTAAAGTTAAAGACTATGGGGAAGTTTTTAATATCGGAGGAGATAAGGAAATTACTATACGCCATATTTTAAAAAAATTACTTGAGCTATCTGACTTGGGAGTAGAATTTGATAGGGTTAGTATTGATAAAAAATTAATAAGACTTTCTGATGTTACAACTCAGATTCCAGATTCTTCAAAGTTTAGAAAGCTGACAGGGTGGGAACCTTTATACAGTATTGATGACACGCTTTATTCTATCTTAACTTATTGGAGGGAGGAGTTAAAAATTAATCCTTGGAAAGTCAAAAGTGTTGATAAGTGAAGAAAGGAGGGTGAAATGTTCGCACAAATACTTGGGACTATAGTTGTAACAGGAATAATTTTTGGTGTTTTATACTGGATTATTAATAAATCTTTTAAAAAGAAAGGAGGTGTGTCTATTGAAGAAAAAGAAGAGCTTTTAAGAAAGAAGGAAGAAGAATTAGTCAAAGCAAGAAGCAAAGTACAAGTTTTAAAAAATGAAGTAGGGGTGACTAAAGAGGTTATTGAAATTGACAATGGTCCATATATTACTGAAACACAGGAAAGAGAAATTCTTGACCCTACTGATTTAACAGGAAAAAGTAAAATAAGAGTGAAAGTGAAATTACCAAAAGTAGATTCAGATGGAAATAAATTAAGAGAGCCAAATCCTTTAGCAGGTACTGGTAGGGGTACAGATGGGTGGAAGTCAAAGTGAAGGAGATAGTAATGGAGCAAATGCTTTGATTAATTTATTAACAGCTAAGACTGCAGTAAAATATACATTTAATCAGAAAAAATATGGAACAGTTAATTAATCTAAATCTGCCTTTATAGGAAATATCAATATGATCACAAAAGACAAATTTACAAAAGAATTTTTCAATTTCATGAGTCGTGATTATGTTCAAAAATTTGCGATGATTGAGGAATTTGCAAGACTGGAAAAAACAAGTTCGGCAGTAATTTTATTCAAGTTCATTGCTTTTAATTATGATCTTTTTCTAAAGGGTGAGGAGTGCTTCGGAGAAAAAGATATAGGTCTTGATATGGCAATTAAATCTAAAGAAACTCCAAAATGAATATTGAGTTAGAGCTTTACAAAAAAATGTATCTCATCAGAGCATGTGAGAATGCAATAATAAGAGAATATAATAATGACGGTATGAAGACTCCCATGCACATGAGCATGGGTTCTGAGCATATATCATCTGCTGTATGTTTATCGCTTGGCGATAGAGCACAAGTTTCCTCTTCGTACCGTTCACATGCTCCTTTTCTTGCAAGGACAGAGGATACTGACCAATTCTTTTTAGAGATGTACGGCAGAAAAGAGTCTGTTCTTGGAGGAAGAGGCGGTTCAATGCATTTATGTTATCCTGAAAAAGGATTCATAATGTCGTCGGCGATAGTGGCAAGTCAGATATCGGTTGCTTGTGGCTATGCTTGGGCAAATAAACAAAAAAAGAATGATAAGATTGTAGTGGTATTTTTTGGTGATGGTGCAGTTCAGGAAGGTGCATTTTGGGAAAGTGTTAATATTGCGTTTCTTTATGATTTACCTATTATTTTTGTTTGTGAAGATAATGGCTTGGCAGTACATTCAAAATTGAATACTGTATTGTGCTATATGGATTTACATCGTAGTAATTATGGTTGGTTCGGTGTTTGTGACTATAGTAGTATTTATTATAAAGTTTGTAAGAATAAAACAACCCCGTTGTTTCTTCATTGTAGTTATCATCGTATGCTTGAGCATGTTGGTATCAATGAAGATTATGATGAAGGATATAGAGTAAAACCAGATATAACAACTGTTGATCCTGTGTTGATGTTAGAAAAACAGTTAATAAAAGATATAGTTGATGCAGGTGTTGTAAGTGGAATTGAGTATAATATAAATAAGAAAGTTAATAAGAGTTTAGAAAAAGTGAAAAGTACAGTATGAGAACAATAAATCTACTAAAAAAGTTTTGTGAATGTGGTTGTAGTGAATTTCCTATTTGGAATAAGTATAATCAGAGGTTTAATACCTTTATTAATGGGCATCAGAATAGAGGTAGTAATAATCCTTTTCTTGGTAAAAAACATTCTAAAGAATCACTTATTAAAATGAGTTTAAATAGTCCAGATTATTTAGGTAAAAATAATCCTTTTTATGGAAGGAATCATACGAAAGAAACGAAGGAGCTCAATAGAAAAGCTCATATTGGTAGAAAACATTCTAAAGCAACTATAGAAAAAATTAGAAATGCTACTGTTGGTAAAAATAATGGTATGTACGGAAAGAATCATAGTAAAGAAACCAGAGAAAAGATAAGTCTGAATCGTATATATTCTTTAGGGAAAGACCATCCTAACTGGGTAGGCGGTGTTTCTTTTGAGCCATATGGGATAGAATTTAATGAAAAGTTAAAAGAGGAAATTAGAAAAAGAGATAATTATACTTGCCAAGAATGCGGAATTAAACAGGAAGAATTAGATTATAAGTTAGGAGTACATCATATTGATTATAATAAAAAGAATAGTGTGTCAGAAAATCTAATTTCCTTATGTAAGAAATGTCATATGAAAACTAATTACAATAGGGCTTTTTGGGTTAAAAGATTATGCAGAAATTGACTTATGCAGAAGCAATAAGAACAACTTTAATACAGGAAATGGAACGAGATAAAAATGTTTTCTGTTATGGAATAGGTTGTGATGATTTTAAGGGAATATTTGGTACAACTATAGGATTACAAGAAAAGTTCGGTAAAAATAGAGTGTTCGATACTCCGCTTAGTGAAGATTCGCTTACTGGGTTTGGGATAGGGGCAGCAATGAATGGCATGAGACCTGTACAAATACATATTAGAGCAGATTTTGCTTTGCTTGCTATGAATCAGATAATTAATATGATGTCTGGTATTCAGTATATGAGCAATAATCAACTATTATGCCCAATAGTTATAAGGATAATAATTGGAAGAGGATGGGGGCAAGGTTTTCAGCATAGTAAAAGTTTATTTTCTTTATTTACTCATGTACCCGGATTGATAGTTATAGCCCCTTCAAATCCAATAGATATGAAAGGGATGTTGACTAAGGCAATTAGAAGTAATAGTCCTGTTATTTGTTTTGAACATAGATGGTTGTATTGGCAAGAGCAAGAAGTTCATCCTTGTGTTTTGGAATCTGATTTTGAACAGCCTTTTCAAACTGTAGTACATCCTTATAGGTCTGATGGTGAAGCAGATATAACTTTATTAAGTTATTCGTGGGGGGTAGTTGAGTGTAAAAAAGCTGCAGATGTTTTATGGAGTAAGTGTTCTGTGAAGACTAATATAATAGATTTAAAAAGGTTATCTAATCTTGATATAGATTTAATAGTCAGTTGTATTAACACAGATGAATGTATTATTGTTGAGGATGATTGGTTGAGCAATAGTGTTGGGGCTGGGTTCTTAGCAAAGTATCTCGATGGTAAATTTAATCTTACACATAATCCTATTAATTTTTCAAGAATAGGTTGGAAGAATACTCCTTGTCCTACTGCAAGACATCTTGAGAATGATTTTTATTATGATGTAAAAGATATAGTTTTAAAAGTTACAAATAGGTTAGGATTACGTGTACCTGATCTACGTGATGTAGATTGCTATTCGCATGAAAATAAATTTAAAGGACCATTTTGATATGAGTACAAAAATATATTTTGCTTGGAGAGTCCCGATATCTAAATTGAATGAAACATTTGATTTTGTTAAACCTCAAATTTATAAAAATGGAGAAGAGATACTAAAGAGGTTGATGGCTAATGTTTTAGAAAAAGTTATTAATGAATATAGAATGATAAATCTATTAATTAGAAAGGAGAAAGTATGAAGAAGAAATATTCAGAAATTGTTTGCGTTGTTGATCGTTCAGGCTCTATGGGGGCTATTGTGAATGATGCAATAGGTGGATTTAATACATTTTTAAAGGAGCAGAAAAAAGTAAAGGGAGAGGCGACTCTTACATATGCACAATTTGATACTGAATACGAAATTATTCATGAGAATAAACCATTAAAAAAAGTTCCTGATTTAACTGATAAAACTTACCAACCAAGAGGAGCTACTGCTTTATTGGATGCTGTTGGTAAAACAATAAATGAAGTAGGTAAAAGGATTGATGGTTTGAAAAAAAGTCAACAGCCTAAGAAGGTGATATTTGCAATTTTGACTGATGGTGAAGAGAACTCAAGTAGGGAATTTAAAAGAGAACAGATTTTGGAAATGATAAAGGAAAAGAAGGAAAAATTGAAATGGGAATTTATTTTTCTTGCAGCTAATCAAGATGCTATACAGGCTGGTATGTCAATGGGTATTCAAGCAAAAGATTCATTTAATTTTGATGCAACAAAAAAAGGTGTTAGGTCTGGTTATGGAGTTATGTCTAATTGTGTATCAAGTTATAGGAGGTGATGATGAGCTGGACAGACAATAAAGCAATAGAACAAATTAAAAAATTAAGAGATGATTTTAAAGTTGACACTTTGTTTGAGACAGGATCATTTAGAGGAGTTAATGCAGAGCTTCATAGTCATAATTTCGAAGAAGTTGTTACTATTGAAAGTGATGTAAAAAATTACGAGAAAGTAAAGCAAAGAATTAATGGAAAACGTAATGTTTTTTGTCTTTTGGCAAATAGTTGGAATTATTTTAAAAGTGTTAGACGACGCTCATTACTTGGAAATATGTTCTATCTTGATGCCCACTTTTACCAGCCAAATGCAAAGCCAGAAGATAGGTGGGTGGTTGTTAAAGAACTTCAAGCTTTAAAAGGATTGAGAGAGTGTGTAATTATAATACATGATTTTAAATGTTCAGGGCTTGGTCATTTAGTGTATGATGGTGAAGCTTTAGATTGGAATGTAGTTGGTAAACACTTGCAACAAGTCAATCCTAATTTTCATTATTATGTAAATACGAAAGAATATTGTGATATCAATACAGAAGAGACAGTTAAGGATTTATCTATAACAGTAGATGAAGATGTGCTTGATGGTATAAAGTTTGCCAATAGCTCAGATGTAAAAAGATACAGAGGTATTTTATATGCAACACCAGCACCATTAGATCATCATAAATATGATTTAGTAAAATATTTTAAACCAATCATGGCGGAGAATAGATGAAATCAATAACTGATTTTGAAGTAGAAGACAAAGATATAGTATTATTTGTTATAGGTGCTGGAGCAGGTGGTAGTGCTGCTATTGACTCTGTGGTTACTAAATTTCCATATAGGACAGTTATCTATGCTTTTGAAGCAAGGGAGTTTGGAGATTATGATAAGAAAGCATATCAACAGTATTTGAATTTAGGGGTTAGAGTTGTAGTAATCAACAGGGCTGTGTCAGGTAAAAGTGGTTTGCAAAAGTTTTATTTGAATAAACAAACTCCAAGCAGTTCCTTATTACCACCAAGTGAAAAAACAATAAATGAACATATAGTACCTTTTACTACTGATAGGAAAATTACTACGTGGGGTGAGAATACTGAGCTTGATAAGGTAGTTGAGTTAGATGCGATAACATTAAAAGAATTTATAGATAAAGAAGGAGTAACACCTGATTTAATAGTAGCTGATGTGCAAGGTATGGAATTGGAAGTTATAAAAGGAATGGGAGATTATATTAAAGATGTAGGTGCTTTATTTACAGAAGTAGAATTTTATGAAATATACAAAGGACAGGCTTTATTTTCAGATCAAACTGAATACTATGAAGCAAATAATATAAGGCTAGCTGATCTTTATGGATTACAAAGATGGCATCCTGGTCCTGCAGCAGGAGGTGGGTTTTTAACAGTAGGTGAAGCATTGTGGATGAGAACAGTAGATTCAATGTTTGAAGAAAGTGATGATTTAAAACTTATTAAACAGGCAGCAATAGCTTTTTGTTACGAGAAATTGTCTTATACTTATGCAATATTAGAAAGACTTTGTATAGAAAAAGGAGATACAGAAGTTATAAGAAATGATATAAGAGATATGTGTGATAGTTTCGGTTACAACAGGTTGGTTAAACTTCATCATCATATAAATGCAAATTTGAATAATTATAAAACAGATAATCAATTCTTTTTAAAAAATACTGGGGAGGCACTACAAATAAGAAGCGATGTCAAATCTTAAAAATAAAACAGCATTAGTAACTGGCGGTACAAAAGGTATCGGAAGAGCGGTATGTATTGCTCTTGCCAAAGAGGGATGTAGAATAATTACTTTTGGTAGGGATAAAAATGAAGTTAGAACTTTACATGACGAGTTAGATATTAATTATAAGAAACCTGATATTTGTCATCAAGTTCGTACGTTAAATATTATGTATAGAGACAATAGGTGGGTGTTTAGAGATAGTATTGAACATATTGATATTTTAGTTAACAATGTTGGTGGAGGAGGTTCGTGGACAAACTATATGGAGGTCATGGAAAAGAATTATGGCCTTAGTGTGTTTTTTACTGAGCAGTATTTAGAGCGTATGTGTGCGAAGAAGTGGGGTAGAGTTATTGCTATTGCGTCTATTTACGGTAAGGAAGCTTTTAAGAATAAGTATTTTACTGCAGCAAAATCAGCACAAATTGCTTATATGAAAAGTATGTCAAGAAAAAGATGTGTGAGTAAAGGAGTTACATTCAATACAATTTTGCCCGGACATATTTCTTGTGGTTATAGTTATGAAAAAAATAAAGATACAGACGAATTTAAAGACATAATAAAAAATACACCTATGGGAAGAATTGGTAAGCCAGAAGATGTAGCGAATGTAGTAAGGTTTTTGTGTTCAGATGAAGCAAGTTATATTAATGGTGCAAATATAGTTGTAGATGGAGGGGAGAGTGTATCTATATGAATTATTTTTTTGAAACATTGTTAGAGATTGGAATGGTTGTTGGTATTGTATTATTTATAATATTAGTTTGTTTATCAATATTATCTATTATTAGTTTACCTTTTGTTGGTGTGATAGCTTTGCTGGTATGGATATTTTAAGAGAGGTTGTATGATAAAAAAAGAAATTTGGGAAAAGTTTAATAAGAAAAATGTATTAATTACAGGTGGAACCGGAATGATCGGACGAAAAATTTGTGATTTGTTAGTTGAGAATACCTCTGCTCATGTAGTATCAGTGTCATTAGATAAGATTCAAAATTTGAACAAAAAAGTAATTTATAGATATGGAGATTTATCAGATTTTAGTGGTTTCTACGAATTGTTAAAACAGCACAATATTCATTATGTATTTCATACTGCTGGTATAAAAGGAAGCCCAAAGGTAACGAAAGAAAAACCAGCATCTTTCTTTGTACCTTTACTTCAAATGAACACTAATGTACTTGAAGCGAGTAGGAGAGCAAATGTAGAGAAATTAATTTATACAAGCAGTATAGGTGCTTATCCAGCTTTTAAGATAATAGATCAACTTGAAGGATATGATTTGTATAAGCCATTAGAAGTTTTTAAAGAGAGTGATGATACTCCTTTGCCACCTATGGACGAGTATCCTGGGTGGGCTAAGAGAATGGGAGAGCATCAGATAATGACTTACAAAATTCAACATGGGTTAGTAGATTATAAGTTTGTAAGACTTGGTAATGTATATGGTGAAGGAGATAACTTTGATGCTGATAATGCAATGGTAATTCCGTCATTAATGTCTAAAATATTAAAATATAAAGAGGAAAATAATCTTACTCATCCTCCAATAATAGTTTTAGGTGACGGCACTGCTATAAGGGATTTTTGCTATAGTGAAGATATCGCACAAGGGATTATTTTGGCATTAATGACTGATTATACTTTACCATTTTATAATCTCGGTGGAGGTGAAGGGATAAGTATAAAAGAATTAGTAGAAACTTTAAAAGATATTATCGGTTTTGAGTATAATTTTAGTGAAGAGAAATCAAAACCTTCAAAAAGAGTTTTAGATATTTCTTTAGCAAGGCACGAATTGGGGTATAACTTTTTAACTTCGTTAAAGTTAGGATTAGAAAAGACTTGGAATTGGTATATGGAAAATCAAAACGAATACAAATTGAGGAAAAATTATTTTAGATGAAAGTAGAAGACACAACACTTGATGGAGTAAAAAGAATATTACTTGATCCTTTTATAGATCATAGAGGTGAATATATAGAAATTTATAATAGGCAGCGATACGGTGGCAAGTTAGGATATTTAGTAGATTTTGATAATTTTGTTCAGGATGATATATCAGTTTCAAGAAAAAATGTCTTACGAGGAATCCATGGGGATAACAAAACATGGAAATTAGTATCTTGTTTGTATGGGGAATTTTATTTAGTAGTTGTGAATTGTGATGAAACATCTGATAAATTTGGGTTTTGGGAAGGTTTTATGCTATCTGAAAAAAGAAGGGAGCAGATATTAATACCTCCGTGTTATGGAAATGCTCATTTAGTTATGAGTGATACAGCTATATTTCATTATAAACAATCGTCTTATTATGAAGGTAAGGAGATGCAGTTTACTTATAGGTTTGATGAACCTTTATTTAATATAAGATGGCCAGTTAGGAAAGAAGAAATAATTTTATCTAAACGAGATGATAATATAGAATGGTGTGAAAATGAAAAAACCAGTTAAAGGTATGAAGTCAATTCCGTATGGAGATAATATTATGACAGAGGCTTGGTTGAGCTGTGTATCAGCGTCTTCTGGGGTAGAAGGAATAACAAAAGCATTTAAAGAAGATACTGGGATTGATATTGCAGTTTTAGTTAATCGGTCACCAATAGAAAAAATGATTGATGAAGCTACTGGGCTTGATAAAGAGATAGTTGTGAAGTGGTGTGATTGGGTTACAAAAAATATTTGGGGTGAACAGAAATGAGTGATTATTTTAAAGGTAAAAAAGTATTGGTAACAGGAGCAAGTGGCTTTATCGGAACTAATGTGCTTTTAAAATTGGAACAGTTAATGGGTTGTGATTTATATTGTGTTATTAACAACAATGTTTTACAAGATCCAACTATCAAAGCATTTCTTATGTATAGAGATTTAACTAAAAAAAGAGATTGTGAAGATGTAGTCGAAGAAATGGATATAATTATACATTGTGCAGCTGTGACGCATGGTGCAAAGTTTATGAATGAGAATCCTGCAGCTTTGGTAACTGATAATACAGTTATGAATACTTATCTTCTGGATGCAGCTCATAAAGCTGGGGTAAAAAAGTTTGTATTTATAAGTAGTGGTGCTGTTTATCCAGAGTTGGTAATTAATAATGATAGAAGCTTTTTAGAAGCAGAAGGTTATTTGTCTGATCCTCCAGATTGTTATTTTGGAGTGGCTCACATGAAACGGTATGTAGAAAAGCTGTGTGAGTTTTATTCCACAAAAGTAAAAAATCCTATGCAGTGTTTAATTGTTAGACCGAGTAATGTATATGGTCCTTATGATGACTTCAATCCTGATACTTCCCATGTAATGGCTGCATTGATTAAAAAATATTGCGATGGTCAGAATCCGTTTGAAGTGTGGGGAGATGGTGAGGATGTAAGGGATTTTATTTATGTAGATGATTTTGTAAGAGATGTTTTAGCATTAACGGAAAAGGTAGACAAGTTTGATATTTTTAATGTAGGTTATGGAGAGGGTTTCAGTGTTAATAAGATATTAGATATGATGGGTGTGAAAAAGAAAAACATTAAACACTCAAAAGGTAAACCATCAACAGTTAAAAAGAGATTGTTAAATATGGATAAAATTTATAAACTTTTAGGATATCGTTCTTGGAATAATATTTATGATGGTATGAGGAAAACTATAGATTGGTATAAGGAGAATAAAAATGATTAATGCATTTCCAAAAATATTTGCAATTGGTACAGACTACATTTCTAACATTTTTGATGATGAAGTAGAAATTACGGAAAAGATAGATGGTAGTCAGTTTGCTTTTGGTAAGGTTAACGGAGAACTTTTTATGAGAATCAAGATAGGTATTCAAAGGACAATATTAGCCGTATGCAAAGTTTATTAACATCAAGAAATTTAGCCTTAGATAACAGGCTAAGAACCTATTTAAAAAAGTATGATCATACTAGAAGGTCAGTTAATTATACAAGTGTATGGAAGTTTGGACCTGAGATGAAGAATCCTCATCCTGCACCTTTCCCAATTCAACTTCCTTCTAGATGTATTCAAGGCGTATTGGATGAATCTGGTCTAGTGCTTGACCCCTACAGTGGTTCAGGTACGACTGGACTAGCAGCACAGTTATTGGGTCATGATTATATTGGATTTGATTTATCTAATGAGTATCATGATATGGCAAGAGAAAGATTTGCTAATCCATCTAAGAATGATTTGAGAAAATTCACTGAAGAGACTGA